AGCAGAAAAAGCAAAAGGCAGAGGCATGGGTTTACAAGATGAGAAGGTTCAACCAGGCAAAGTCATGAAAGCTAAAAGAGGTTCCGGTCTCGATTTACCAGTAATAAAATCTGTAAAACCAAAAATTAATAAAAAATCTCTACATAAAAATTTAATGAAAACTAAGAATCCTTATTCTGATTTAGTAAAAACTACTGCTAAAGGACCTCGAAGATTTTCTTCAATGGCAGAAATGAGAAAAGCAAAAGGTTTTAAACCTGGAGAAACGGCATCTGAATTTAACAAAAGAAGATTAGAACTTGCGAGAGCAAAAGATGCAGCTAAAGCATTAGGCCCAAGAGGTAAAATTGCTTTAGGTGTTGCTGCTGCAGGAGTTGGTGCTATTCAATATTTAAAATCTAAAATGAAAAAGAAAAAAGAGGAGCCTAAGAAAAAAATGGGTGGTGGCATGATGAAAAGACCTATGGGCTACTCAAAAGGTATGTCAATTAAAGGCGATAATAAAAGAGATATAAGAAAAACAGAATCTATGATTGGTGCATCAAAGAGTTCACCAAGAGAAAAGAGTATGAAAAAAAGAATGGGTGGTGGCATGATGAACAAACCTATGGGTTATAAAACAGGTGGTGGTTATGATGCAGGTAATCCAGGAAAAATTAGAGACATGATAGCTAATCCAAAATTTCGTATGAGAAGAAGAGATTTAAGTGAAATGGAAAAAAAGTCTGCTAGAAAATTTGTAGACAAAGAAAATAGAAAAGAAAAAATGAAATCTATTCTTAAAATGGGAACTCCAGCAGGAGCTGCTTTAGGTGTGGTGAAAAAAAGTTTAGACATACTTAAAGGAAGTAAATTTCCAAAATCAGGAATGGGTGGAGCAGGTAGAAGAGGCTCTATAAACAGAAGACCAGTTAAAAAAATTCCTGTAATGGAAGCTAGAACTGGTCAAATGGTCATGGCTCGTGGTTGTAAACTCGGTAGAAAAAAAGCTACTAAAATAACATAGGAGGGACAATGTCCCTTAAGAATATTCTTACAGGACTTGGTCGTAGAATTCTTGGAGGTAAAAAAGAATCAGCGACACCGGCTACCGGACAACAGCAAAGACAAATAACTTACGAACCAAAACCATCACAGGCACAGGGTCAAGAGTTAGCTGTAAGAGAAATAAGAAATCCACCAGTTGTATTAAAGAAAACAAAACCATTACAGATGGGTGATGATGTTGCTCCTGCTTTTGGTTCATCTACATATGACTGGGCTATGAGAATTGGTAGATCTAAGTACACAGCTGATGAATGGCTGAATCATTTGACATCAACAAGAAAAGTCAACTTCAAAATATTTGGTAAACCTGCAACTAAGACTGTAAGAGAACCTAAACGATTTAAATATGACAGTGGTCCCTTTGCCGGTAAAGAGGTTAATGTATCCAGAGAAGAATTATTCGATTCTAACTTAGCAGTATTCAATGATGCAGGAGACCTGACAGGTGGACTACTCTATGCTGCTAAAAAGTTTGGTTTAAAATTAGATGCCAATGAAGTTGGTGCTATGCTTAAATTAAATCCTATCAATAGATTACAAGCAGTAGAACTTGGAACACCTAAAGGTGCATTAGATAAATTAACAAAAACGGTTGAAGGTAATGAAAATTTATTAACTGCAATGGCTGATAAATACGAAAGACAAGGTTTAATAGGGATCAAAGATAAAATAGGTGATCTTAAATATTTTCTTAGAGGAGTAAAACAAGACCCAGGAAAAACATCTATTGATGAATTTGTAGTACAAGCAAAAAATTTAAGGGATGGTACAAATATTACAACTATGGAAAGAAATTCACTTAATAAAATGATTGGTGATGTAACAAAGGATGCTGCACCACTTCGAATGAGTAAAACAAGATACCAGAACGAAACTAATTATACATTACAAGGCGGTAAAGATTACAGAGAAACTATTTTTACATTACCTGAAGATATTCCAACTAACTACCAACTTAGAAACACAGGTGGACATTTTGAAAAAGAAATAGGAAATGTAAATAATATTTACCATGTAAGATATGACACAAGATTTACACCTGATGGTAAGAAAGTATTTATGATTAACGAAATACAATCTGATGTAAACCAATCAGTTGCAAAAGCACTTACAAAAAATCAACAGCTATCAGGTGAGTTTAGAAATAATCCATTTAATGCTGATGTTGAAATGAATTTACTTATTGGTCAAAGAGGTAAATTATTAGATGATTTAAATAAAGCAATTGATACACAAGATTTTGGTAGAGTAAGGGCAGTTAAGGCAACATTAGATGATGTGTCTAAAAAATTATCTAAAATGACAGGTTCAAGAAATTATGGTGATAAAAACAAAGATTATTTTCCAATGGTTGAAGCTGATGCGTATGGAGACCATGCTGTAAAATATTTAGCACAAAAGGCAGCTAGAGAAAATGTTGATTACATAGCCGTTGCCCCGTTCGACAAATTAAGTTTCAGACAAGGCTACAAAGAGGGTAATGAAAG